AGTGCATAGACAATTGATGGATAGTCCGATATTTGATAATGAGAAGCTTTTTAAAGTATTTATGTATTGCCTTATGAAGGCCAGTCATAAAGAGCACAAACAATTAGTAGGTAAGCAAGTTGTTATATTAAAACCTGGTCAATTTGTCTTTGGAAGAAAAAAAGCTAGTGCCGAAGCTAACATGTCAGCTAGTACGCTTTGGAGTTACATGCTAACTCTTAAAAATCTCGATACTATCGACATCAAAAGTAACAACAAATTTAGCGTTGTAACCATTGTCAATTGGGGACTTTATCAACAAGAAGAAGAAAATCATGACAGCAAACGTAACAACAAACGGACAACAGATGAACAACAAACGAACAACAAACGGACAACAGATGAACAACAGATGGACACAAACAAGAATGTAAAGAATGTAGAGAATGATAATAATGAAAAGAATGTAAGAAGTAGTAGTAACAACGACGACTTCAAAACAGTTGTGAGCATGTATCAAGAGAATATCGAACTCAATCCTGCACCAGTGACATTCCAAAAAATACAACAAGATTTCAACGATTATGGAAAAGACATCATGCTATATGCGATTGAGAAATCAGCTCTTAAAAATAATCACAACTATTCATTCATTAATTACTTATTAAACGACTGGAAGAAGAAACAGCTAACGACAGTTGATGAGATTAAACAGAGTGAGCATAACTTCGAGTATAAAAAGCAGTCAACTTATTCTAAGCAGCCACAATCAAAAGAGATTACTCCTGAATGGATCAATCAAGAATATGTTGAGCCTGAAAGAACTCCAGAAGAAGAAGCGAAACTTGAAGAAGAACGTCGCAGAGTTAAGGAAGAAATAGAAAATCTATGGAAGGAATAGTATTTGTGATTAAGTTCCTAGAATATCGAAGGTGGATTCGATTATTTAATAAATACAGATTCAGTAACTGGGAGACGAGCGACAAAAACAGCATCATGTTCACAGTAGAAGATGATGCTTATGTCGTACTCGATGTTAATTGCGGTGAAGTTTACGTTGAGCAGTTTGAGACTATCAATGATTTGGAGAAGTTCTATGAAACGAAGGTCAATTATGTACCAGGATTGCAGATAACATTATTTGATTGAAAGGAGAGAGTTTGTGGATTGGAAAATATTTATCCTGCTTATACTGTTAACCACCAATGTATTCTTACTTATTTACGGATACAGAGTATATAGAATGTATTTTAAAGAAAAAGTGTACAGAATGACATTGGAAAATATAATCGGACATTACAAATATATAAACCTAAGTGAAGTAGAAAGTAATGTTGTAGAGTTAGCAACAAGTAAAGCGTTTGAACAGCTCAAAAAGGAGGACAAAAAATGATTAAAATGACACATAAATTATTTCTTAAGTTTAGCGAAAAACAAGAGTTCCTGGATTCAGAGATTAGAGAGAAGCATGACATCAGTCCTGATGAATGGTTAGAAAACCTAGACATCAATCATAAATTGGCTCTTCGTGGAGAGGTGGCAGAGTTCATAAATGAAGCACGTGATCTGTGGAAGTATTGGAAGAAGAAAAAGCCAAATATGGACCAGCTGATAGATGAGGCAGTAGATGTTATTCACTTCTTGCATCTCATGATGAATAAAAGACATTTCGATTTAAATTGGAAGGTTGCATATTTAAATAAACGTATTGAGCATTTCAGAGCATTAACTTATAGAGGACCACATGAAAAGACATTTGAGAAGATTGAGCCTGATTATAGAAAGTATCTCAATTACATGTATAACGTTGATGCTAACGAAGATTTGATTGATACTTATGCAATTCTATTAGTTGTACTTGATTATTACTGCTTTACCTTAGAAGACATTGAGAAAGCCTATGATAAAAAGAATGAAGAGAATCGTCAACGCCAGGAGAGTGGCTACTGATGAAGACGACAATCAAATCTAATAAGTACATGAAGCAGTTCAGCAGGGTAGTTAAGAAGTCACTTGAAATGATTAAAGCGAAAGTGAGTGATCATAATGAAGATTAAAGTCATTAGTTTACTTGGTGATTTTGAAAAACAGGTTAACAATGTAATTTATGATTTAGAAACTAATAAGCAGGCACAAGTAGTCGATGTTCGATATCTGTATCATGAAAAACAGATGAAAGCAGTTATTCATTATGTCAGTCACTAGATTCGAGATTAAATATGTTGATAGAAAAGGCTTTGAAAAGCCGATGCCATCACCAAGACCGAGATTCAGAAATGCTGGTAAATTTATTCAGACATATATGCCTGCTAGTTACATGAAACATAAAGAATATATTCAAAAGCAGATGCCGAAGTTACTAATTGAAGATCCTGTTAAATTAGAGATTTACTTCTTTATTCCAATGGCTAAAAGCTGGACTAAGAAGAAAAGAACCTTGTTATTAGATAAACCGCATCATATTAAACCTGATATTGATAACTTATTGAAAACCGTTATGGATGCAGCTAACAATCATGTTTGGAATGATGATGGTCAAGTTTATGAAATTGTTACGAGAAAGATTTTTAGTCAAGAAGCTAAGATTATTATAAAAGTGATTGAGTTTAAAAGTTAAAGGGGCGGTTATCCGTCCCTCAATAATAAAAAAGGAGCGAATGACATGAGAACGACACTAAAAGGATTAACTGTTGAAGAAGTAGATAAGGTTATTTTCAACACTAAAAACATGAAGGAAGCAGCAAATGAAATCGGAGTTGCTTATCAGTCATTACTTCAATTTAGAAGTGAGAACATGAAGGAGTTCAAAAAACTGAAAGCTCAGCGAGAGCAAGGACTTATCTTTGATGAAGCACCTGTAATTAAGACGAAACCTGTAAAAGGTGCAGGTCAAATACCAATTGTTGAAACGATTGAGAAGTCTGAATATGACAAGCTACTTGATCAAGTTAAAGAGTTAGAAGAGAAATATAGAATATTATTTGAGAACAAAGAATCAGATAAAAAAACGTATGAAGAGAAACTTGTCGAAAAAAACTTAGAAATCAAGCAGCTTGAAAAAGATAAGAAGAAAGCGATTCGTGATAGAGAGACATTCGAGAAAGATGCGACAGCTAAGCTTAAAAGATTAGAAAAAGTTGTTGAAGATAGAGTCGATAATAAAGTGAAAAACCTTAATTCTCAACTTGAAAAGCATAAAGATACAATCGATAAAATCAGTGAAGTAAACAAGAACTTACAAGAAACTGTTAAGCAGGCCAATGCGACGATTAAAGAGTATCAAGACAAAGAGACTGAGATGGTATTGAATTATGAAGAGCAATTAAAAGAAAAGATTGCAATTATCGAGAATTTAGAGAACGAATTAAGTTCGTCTCAACAATCAGAAAAAGTAATAGACATCATTAATAAACCAGGACACTATAATTACGGTGAAATTGAAGTGATTGACTTTATTGAGCAAGTAATCGAGCATTATCCATCAGTCGTAGCGAACAGTATAGCTAACGTTATTAAATACGTTGCCAGAGCGCCACATAAAAATGATGTTCAGGACTTGGAGAAAGTACAGTATTACATTAAGCGTGCAATTGATAAAATAAATGAAAAAATCTCATAAAAAAAGAGCCATACCGGCTCGTGATTTATATATTCGACAACTATATTATATCACGTTAGGAGGCTCATATGAGAGATTTATTGATAGAGTATATACAATCATCCAAAGAACTAAAAGAGCGCATAGAATCATTTAAATTAGAGAATAAAGACATACTTGATGCATATAAAAAAAGTAAAGGTAAGAATAAAGGTAAAAATCAGACTGCAGCATGTCCAGTGATGAATGAATTACAGATATTAAATAGTATGTATAATGAACAATTATTCATTATTGAGTGGCTACGTTCAGGGCATAATCCAAACGAACACAGAGCTATTGATAAACGAATAGTATATTTAGTTGATCATAAAGTCCTGGAATCAGTTATCGATGATAACCATTATAAGAAAGTATCATTTGATGAGTATGATGATTACATTAAAGATGTGAATAATAGTATAAGTCATGCTTTAGGGAGATTGAGTAAGAGAGAGCTTGAAGTATTCTTGATGATTGACTGCGAGAAGATGAGTTTTCAAGACGTGGCAGAAATATTAAATCTAGCAAAAGGCTCGATACAGAAATTCTATGAGAGAGCTAAAGAGAAAATAGCAAAAGAAGTCGATTATAACTTGTTTCTTCTGTAAAGCAAAAATACTTGTCGGTGTCTTACGAAATATACATTTGTGTAAAGTGAAAATACTTTACACCTCCTAAAGTGATTAATTGTTTACAATCCACCTAGTAAATTCTGGGTGGGTCTTGTATATTTATCTAAAGGGGGTGAGAAATATGAAATACTTCGAAGTAAACTACCGAACTGTGTCAGGAAACGAAAGTATAAAGTTTTTAGAATTCGATAAAGAAATAGAAGATCATGATTGTATAACAAAAATACTTGCTGATTTGAATGAAAAAGATTTCGTATTAATCAATAATGATAAATTAAACTTTATACTTACTGAAAAAATTGAAAAAGTTACGATTAATGGACCGTTAACAAAAGAAGAAGCTGAAAGAATTCATTCAGGATATCGTGAAGATAGAATTGAACACGAAAAGCTTAAAGAAGAGCTTAAAAATATGAATAAGAATTTTAATTTGTAATGAAATACACTCACTTTGGTGGGTGTTTTTTGATGCGAAAATTTATTGAGCAATTAGCATAAGGGCGTGATATATGAGATGAAATTAACATTAAAACAACAGAAGTTTGCTGACGAGTATATTATCAGCGGGAATGCAACGGAAGCGTATAAATCTGCTTACCCGAATATAAAAAAAGATGAAACAGCTAGGGCGAATGGTAGCAGAATGCTAACAAATGCTAACGTTTCAGAGTATATCGAAAATCGAATGGAAGAACTGAAGTCGAAAGCGATAGCTGATCAAACAGAAGTACTCGAATATTTAACTTCAGTAATGCGACGTGAAAAGAAAGAAGTAGTTGTCGTTACCCTTATAAAAGAAGAATCTAAGTGGGTTGATGGTAAGAAGCAGACAGTTAAGACAGAGGTCCCCGAACTTGTCGAGATACCTGCAAAACTATCTGATGCTAATAAAGCTGCAGAATTGTTAGGTAAAAGATATAAACTATTTACTGATAAGCAAGAAGTAGAAGTGACCACTCCAACTATTATCAATGATATTCCGCTGGATGATTAGTTATGCAGAACGCACTTAATTTAAGAGGAATTATCGGTGGTGGTTATAATCGCTTTTGGCATGACAAACATTTTTATAGAGTAGTCAAGGGGTCACGTGGTAGTAAGAAATCAAAGACAACAGCACTCAATTATATCTATCGCATAATGGAGCACGAATGGGCCAACTTACTAGTGGTAAGACGATTCAGCAATACAAACAAACAATCGACATATACAGATTTAAAGTGGGCGTGTAACCGATTAGGGGTTGCACACCTTTTTAAGTTCAATGAGAGTATGCCGGAAATTACTTACAAGCCGACAGGGCAGAAGATATTATTCCGAGGTCTTGATGATCCTTTGAAGATAACTTCTATCACAGTAGATGCTGGAATATTGTCCTGGGCGTGGTTCGAGGAAGCTTACCAGATTGAGAATTACGATAAATTTAGTACGGTTGTTGAGTCCATTCGTGGTAGCATCGATGCACCTGACTTCTTCAAACAGATAACCGTTACATTTAACCCGTGGTCAGAACGACATTGGCTTAAAGAGACATTTTTTGATGAAGAAACAAGATTGGATAATACATTTTGTACTACAACAACCTTCAGAGTTAACGAATGGCTTGATGCAGTTGATATTGCGCGATATGAAGATTTGTATATTAAGAATCCTAGACGTGCAAGAATAGTCTGTGATGGTGACTGGGGAGTTGCTGAGGGGCTTGTATATGATAACTTCAAAGTCATTGATTTCGATTGGTACAAAAAATACAAGCAGGTGCAGGAAAAATCACATGGAATGGACTTCGGTTTCACTCATGATCCAACGACTTTAGAAAGTGTCATCGTTGACCTGGATAATAAAGAATTATGGATATATGACGAGCATTATGAAAAAGGTATGCTGACTGACGATATATTTAAGATGATTGTCAAAAAAGGATATCAGCATGCTGAAATCATAGCAGATAGTGCAGAGAAACGTTTGATTACTGAAATACGTAACAAAGGCGTACCTAAGATTAGAGCTTCTGTAAAAGGTAAAGGCTCTATTATGCAGGGTGTACAATTTGTACAGGGATTTACAATATATGTTCATCCATCATGTGTATTTACGATTGAAGAACTTAATACGTACACATTCGAACAAGATAAAGATGGCAAATGGTTGAATAAGCCTATTGATGCAAATAACCATTGTATGGACGCTTTACGATATAGCTTAGAAAAATATCATATCAAGAAAAAGAAGAATGATGACAATACTGCTAAGACTATAAACCAGCTTAAATCATTAGGATTATAAAGGAGTGAGAAAATGAGCGATACATTACACGTTAATAACTTTGAGCGAGACCTTGATTATAAAAATCATACGGGCATATTAACAAATGATTATGCAAACATGGAATACAGATATGATGGCGATGCTGCAAAACTATTAAATGACTATGAAATGATTGCTAGGTTTATACAGGACCATATCTATTTCCAGGAACCAAGATTAAAAGTATTAATGGATTATTATAAAGGATTAACGTTTAATATCAAAAGGCGTTCGATAAGACGAAAAGAAAAAGGGTTAGCTGATAATAGAGCGGCACATGACTTCGCAGCATATATCGCTGACTTCGGGAATGGATACTTTTTAGGTAATCCAATTGATTATGCGACAAACGACGACACTATAAAAGATTATGTAGAACAATTTAATGACTTGAATGATATTGACTCACATAACAGATCGTTAGGATTGGACCTAGCAATTTATGGACGTGCATTTGAGTACATCATACGAAATCAGAATGATGAGAATAGAGTTTATAAATGTGATGCTGAAAAGACATTCGTTATTTACGATAATACGATTGAAAAGAACAGCGTTGCAGCAATAAGATACTGGGAAGTATCTAACTTACTAGATGAAGATGATAACAAGTACTATCACTTTGATTTAATCACAGACAATGCCATTTATAAGTTTCAAACGTCAATTAATGAAGCGTTCAAGCCTGGCAAAAGAGCAGACACAGAGTTACATGCATTCGGTAAGATACCAATCACGGAATTTAAAGCGAACGAATTACGTATTGGTGACTATGAGAAAGTTATATCACAGATAGATTTACTAGATAATGCTCAATCTGATACAGCTAATTACATGAGTGATTTGAACGACGCAATGCTATTGATTATAGGCAATTTTGAACTATCTCCAGATTCTGCAAGGTTACAGAAGGAATCAAATTTAATGCACCTTAAGCCGCCTACTTATGATGATACAGAAGGTAGAACATCAGAAGGGACTGTGACTGGCGATTACATTTATAAGCAGTATGATGTTAATGGTGTTGAGGCATATAAAAATAGACTAGATTCTAATATTCATAAGTACACGAATACACCAAATATGAATGATGCTAACTTTAGTGGTGTTCAATCTGGTGAGAGTATGAAATATAAACTATTCGGATTAGAGCAACGTGCGATAATCAAAGAAGGCTTATTTGAAAAGGGATTAAGACGAAGATATTCATTATTACAGGAAATTGCACAGGTAAATAGTGAGTTAGACAAATCAATCAATCTCAAAGAGATGAAGTATCAGTTTAAGCGAAATTTACCTAAAGCATTAATTGAAGAATTACAAGCCTATATCAATGCTGGTGGTACATTAAGTACTGAAACATTGATGATGTTGTTCTCGTTTATTCCTGATGTACAGGATGAGCTAAAACGCATAGAAACTGAGAAGAACGAACAACAGAAGACAATTGAGTTACAGAACCCAGATATTTATGATCTGAACAAAGTAGGTGCATCAAATGCCGAAGAAGAACAACAAACTTAATTACTGGATTGAGCGTGAAAAGAATAATCTCACTGTCGAATTGATGAAAGATGATGAAGTTTCTCGTGAGATGAAACGTATCATTGAGCATGCAATGGAGACATGTCGTAAAGAGATTGAATCATTCTATACCAGGTACGCTAACAAAGAAGGCATTACAGTTGCTGAAGCAAAGAAAGCAGTTGATGAGTTTGATGTCCTAGCACATCAGAACATGGCAAAGCAATATGTAAAGAATAAAGACTTTAGCGATAAAGCGAATGAGCGTTTACGACTGTATAACGTGACAATGCGTATCAATCGTGAAGAGTTGTTATTGTCTGCACTCAATACTCATCTTATAGCTGCAACAAATGACATAGAGCATACTATGAATGACTATTTAGAAGATGGCGCTATACGTGAGTTTAAACGTCAAGCAGGGATATTAGGTAACATAAGCATAAAGCAGTCAGACATACACGCCATTGTTAATGCCTCTTACTATGATGCTACTTGGTCAGAACGTCTGTGGGATAACATGGATGATGTACGTAAAGTGGTTGATGAAGCAGTGAAGAACACTATCTTACGTGGACGGCATCCTCAAGAATCAGTTAAACGATTGAGAGAGCTAACGGGTCGTAGTGAATATGAAGCAAGGAGGTTGCTGATCAGTGAAGTGTCTAGGGTGCAGACAGAAGCTAAACGGCTAAGCTATGAAGAAATGGATATACTTGAATATAAGTATCTGGCAATCATTGATGATAGAACAACTCAGACATGTAAGTCATTGCATGGTAAGACGTTTAAGGTATCTGATATGAAAGTTGGCGTTAATGCGCCACCAATGCATCAATTTTGTCGAAGTACGACTGTTCCGACTAAACGAAAAGAAGAAATGGATTGGGAAGACGAAGAAGATGGCGATTTATTCATAGATGATGAACAGATTGAACGTGAGGCAGATGCAGAGAATGATGCAGTATTGAGCTATATAGACGACATCATGAACCGAATTGACAATTTAGATGATAATCAGATTGAAAGAGTTGATAATAAACTTCAACAAGCAAAAAAGTTGGGTAAGAAAATAAATATCACTGATCAAGCAATAGAAAAGGTTAGAAAAATAGATATTCCCACCCATAGCAAAGAAGAAAACGCTACTATTCAAATGCTTCACCAGCAACTACTAAAAGATAGCAAAGAAAATAATGATAGTAATGAAGTTGTTTATTTTTTAGTTGATGATGACTTACGAATAGCATATGGCAATCAAACAGAAGTTAGGATAACCGGAGATGATTCAATATTATTAGATAATGCAAAAATTAATAGCGTTATAATGTTACATAATCATCCAGGTGGTTCGAGTTTTTCGCTTACTGATTTAAAAACGTTATTTACTACAAATTCAATTAAAACGTTAACAATAGTAACAAATCAAGGAAATGTAAAATTCATCACCAAAACTGATGACTTTGATATAGTTGAAGCGCTTAAAGTGACCTCTGAAGTATTAAAAGATGTACCAATTGAAGATATAAACAGTAGTATCATTGAAATGCTTCTCAAAAGGTTATATACTTTGGGTATGATAATTTTTAAGGTTAGGTGATTATATGGATAAAGTTTTAGATGGTAAGCCTATTTCTCCGAAAGAACTTATTGAATCTTTAA